GTTTTTTTTGTTCTTGGGTTTAAATAAGTCAAAGGACTATTAGGTCTACTTCTATTCTTAATCCCTTGTGTTAAAGGCTTTGCGTTATTACACAAAACATACATTCTATCTTTAATTTCAAAATCTTCTAAGCCTGGGATTTCATCAAAGTTTTCTTCTTGTACATTTAATGGTTTATACGCCATTTTTTCTTCAGCTTTTTTTGGTTGCTGAGTTGGTAAATTTGCTAAAATATCTTCTTTTAGCCTTGCCATCATTGCTTCTACTTGAGATATTGGAATGGTAGCTTCTTTTACTTCGGTTTCTTTAGGATTTTCTGCCAATGCTAATTTTTCCTTTTCTTCCTTTTCAATAGTTTTCCAATGCTTTTTTTCTTCTGTGTTTTCCATTTTGATTTGATTTTAATTTTTATTTAAAAAAATAAGGCTTGCTATTACAACAAGCCTTATTAGGGTATTACATAATAATATTATCCTTTGTAGATAACAAGATTGTTTCTTCCTGAAACCATTAAGGCTTTTTCTGTTAAGAATTCAGTTTCTCTAACATCTTTTCTGTTCGTACCTGTTGCCCAATCTCTAACAGTCATTTCGTACTTACGATTAACTGATTGAGATGCACGATACTTAACGTGTAACATTGGAACAGTTGCTTCTTTTCCTTCCATTATGTCGTACACCTTTTTAGATGCAGACGGAATTAAAATACCATGAACTTTAGTAGCTCCTACCGCAGAACCTTCTCCTGTAACGTGGTCTAAGAATCTCCAATTAGACTTATAGAAATTGTAGTTTCCATAATTAAAATCTTTAAACCCTAATTTAATACCTGTTTCCTTGTTGTCAAATGCACCCCAAGAAGAACCTGTAACGTTTTCTGCTTGAAGCATTCTGTCTGTTAATCTGTTTTGAGCAGAAGTAGCATATTCATAGTTCTCAGAGATATGACCTTGAGCGTTTAATCTGTCAATCAATTCATCTCTATCGTTCAAATCTACAACAGGACCTGCAAATACATTTCCTTCTTCAGCAGCAGCAAATAAACCTTCAGAACCTTGAACTCCAGCAGCAGCCAAATCTCCACCCCAATTTTCTCCTAAGATAAGTTGGTTTTCAATTTTGTTGTCAAAACGTTTTTTAGTGTCTTCAAGATTTTTAAAGTACCATAAGAAACCTGAACCTGTATCAACCCATGTTCTTAAAGCTAAGTTTGAGCGACTTTCTTCAATTATTTCTCTAATGATAATTGGCTTTTGAGTGTACTGCTTTACTTGGCTAGTTAAACCACCGCCAACAAACTCAGAACCTTTTGCGTACTCATTACTGAAAGTATAAACTACTAAACCTGTAGTTCCTACTAAAGTCCAACCCAAGTCATTACCACATAATGCAGTAAATCCACCTGTTGTAGTCGCAGTAACTTGTCCTTTTCTTAATACAGCACCTGCCGCATCTCTTACTACAATTGTGTCATTTTCTCTAAAAGTATGAGCAGCAGTTGTAAATACATTACCTGTACGAGCAACACCTGTTGCTAATTGGTCAAGACGACCTTCTTCGTTCCATTTGATTAAATCTGCTTGGAAAGGAGATTCTTTTCCTAATGCAGCAATCATACCTGTAACCATTTGTGATCCGTAACCATCGGAAATTTCAGCTTCTAATTCAGGAATGTACTGAGTTAGCAAGTTGTACTCAGAATTAGAAATATAATTCTGTGGAGTAGGAACTTTGGATGGAGATGGAGTATATTGTACTCCTGGAATAGCTTGTAATGCCATAGTTTCTTAATTTTTTGTGTTGTTGTTTTTACCTTTTTTTATCGCATTATCAACACTAAGAAATAACTTATTCTTTTACCACGTTCCATTTAACTATCGGACTTCCTGTTTGAATGTTTTTAGAACCTGAAACAGTTATGTTTTTAGATTCTTTTTCATCATTTTCTAATTGCTTAGACATTCCAATTTTAATAAAATGTTCGGCAACTTTATCAGGATTCATTGCAAAGTGTAATGCTTTGTAATATCCATTTGCATCTTTTAGTTTTCCGGTTTGGTCAAAGAACTTGTCGTTAAAATTGTTTAAATCAGACAGATTTTTTCTACTTGATTCTAAATTTTCAGGTTTAACAGTAAATTCGTCTTCTCCTATTTTGACTTTGAAACCTTCAAAATCTTTAGAATAAACTTCATCTGTTTTTTCTTGAAAATCTTTTGCTGTCTGTTCGTAAGCAACTTTATTTTCTTCTTGTTGTTTTTGAAAGTTATCTGAAAATTCTTTAGCGTTACGAAAATCTTCTGGTATCGTTTCGTCAAAACCTTTGACTACTTTGTACTTTTCTTTTTGACCTTCTAGTTTTACTAATCCTTTTTGATAGTCTTTCTCTATGTTAATCTGTTTGTCTGTAATGACATCATCATCATCAAACTCAGCATCATAACCATATTCTCTTTGATATAATCTATCTATTTGCTTTGTATTTAATGTTGGATTTTCCAATTTTAAATTCTGCAATAAGATGTCTTCTTTTTCTGCCGTACTCCAATCTTTTTGTGTTTCTAAAAAATCTGAGTAAGAACGATTTGTATCTTTTTTATACTCCAAATACTTTTGAGTTTCAGAATCTAATTTAGCAATTTCTTTAGGTTTTAAATCCTCCAAAGTTTCTGCGTTAAACCCTTTTTCCTTTAAGTAACTTAATACTGAATTATCATCAATAACTAAAGGAACTTCTTTTTCTATAACTTCTTCTTCTACTGCTTCAGGAATTATAACTTCCTTCTCTTCTAAAACCACTTCTTGTTGAATAGGTGATTCGTATTCTTCTCCAACTAATTTCCAAGGCTGAATTATTTCATCAGTCGAAGTTTTAGTTTCGTCAATTATTACTTCCGGAATTTCTTCGTCTTGTGGCATAGCTATTTAGATTAAATTTAAAATGTATTTTGAACTACAAAGATATAAAAAGTTTATCACAAAAGACATTCCTATATTATTTTTAGAAATTATTCTTTTTATGAGTATAATTTTATTAGATTTGTTCTTTACAGTCATCTTTTAAGGAGAATTAATCTATCTCGGTATAGATAGTCGATTGCGGTAATGATTGTTTCCCTAATAGTTCTTTAAAAGGTATCTTTCATAATGCTATTAAATTATCGTATTACATTAAAAAAGCTCCCAATTATGAGAGCTTTTTTATTATTCTTTAATCTGTAAATCTTGCAGTTTAACACCAATAAAACCATCTTCAAATTCCTTCTCGTCAAATTCAAAATTTGTTAGAAAGTTATACTTTGCTTTTAGTTTTTTAACATCAAAATAGATGTTATTTCCTTCCGACTTAAAAGTAATTCCATCTTGTACTAATTGTACTCTTGTTGGGATTTCTTTATTTACCTTAGCCTTTTTTACTTTTTTTACCGCTACTTTCTTCTGCGTTACCGTTTCTTTTTTTTCCATTTTATTATGATTTAGTTATTAATCTTCTAATTCAAAAATTCTGTTTTGTTGCTCTTCTGATTCAAAATCAATCGGTTCTCCGTCAGATTGTCTTTGCTTTATTTTTTTAGAATCTCTTGTGGCTTCAGCAACGCCTCTTTCATCTTTTCTGTCTTCTATGATGTTTACCTTGTTAGATTGAGAACTTGCGTTTAAATTAGCTATTTGATAATCTCCATTAAATTTAGTTTGTAAAGTAAGTCTTTCTTCTTCTGCCTTAATTCTTTCTTTTGCAATCAAGCCTTCATTAATCATTGCTTGTTTTTGCATTTCTATATTTCCAATAATTTGAGCGGTTTGTTGCTTTGAAGCTTCTGCGTTTTGAGATATTGCAGATTGTGATTCTGTATTTGCTTGTATTTTAGCCATCTCAGACTTTTCTATTTCTTTCATTCTTTTCTCACGCAGAATAGAAGCGTAATTTACTGCATACTTAAAGTTAGGAATAGACAAAATTTTATATTTGTCGGAAAAACTTAAAGTTTTATTTGCAATTTCGTTTGATAAATCTATTTCTAATTTAGCTTTTTCTTCGTGGTCTAAATGTAAGTCTAAATGAATTCCAAAATCGTATAAATGTAATGACTTAATTTCTTCTAAATCAGCTACCGCTGTTGCTCCAATTATTCTAGCAAGGTCTTCTTTTAAATCTGAGTATTTAAGCAAGTCAGAAAATCTGTAACTAATTCCTTGAGCTAATAATTTAGTCATAAAACAAGCACCATCTAAAATATGTCTAGTTGCTATATTGCTACTTAAAGCCGCTAATTTTTGTATTCCTACTAAAGATTCTTTATCAGGAGTTGATGCGTCAGAAGCCTTGTTTAAGCCTACAACATCACGCATTAAATTCATATAGCCTTCTCTTTCGTTACGTAAGGCTTGTAATTTATTTAAAGAATCTCCTGTTCTTAATTCGCTAATTGGTTTTGAGTAAATTGGATCGCCATTAGCTCCGTAACTTCTAGCAAAAACACTACCCGTTTGCCAAAACATATCCATTTGGTTTTGAACAGTTAATATATTTCCACCACCCATGTCTAATTCCGCCATTGAATCTGGATCGATAATAAAACCGTCTGGTTGAATTGCTTGAATTATTTGTTCGGCTTTTAACTCTAAAACGTTTAATTTATCTTCTATTGGAATCATTCTAGCTACTGAAGAATCTATGTAGCCTTTTTCTTTCTCGGGAGCAACTCCTATGTATTGGTCAATTACTTTTTGTTTGTTTGACTTAGGTCTTGACATATTCTCAGAAAGTTCCCACTTTAAAAGAATATCAGTACCCAAAACAAGTACTCCTTCCATCAATACCTCTTCTGTTCTTGTAACAGTTTTATATTTTCTAAAGTCTTTTTTCTTGTTTTTCCCTTCGGTAAATTCGCCAACTTCTTTTCCGCCCGTTTCAGTATCAATTACTTTTTTTACTTTATCACGAGTAGTTTTGTAGGTAAAATACAATAAGTTAACCGTTCCTTTTATCCTTTCGTTTTCTGTAATTCTATTATAATCCCACCATTGAGTTGCAGAACTTTCTAATTGTTTTCTTTCTTCTGCGTGTTCTTCTTCATTTAACCATTGAAATTCTACTAAAACTTCGCTAATAGGAACTACTTTATATTCACCATGATAAAAACAATCTCTAAAATATTTATCATCTGAATACGATTGAATTTTATTTTCGGGATTTACCGATTCTAAAACTATTCCTTTTTCTTTACAAAACTTATGCTTAACCCATGCAACACCTAAAATAGTTAAATCAGTTTTAATAGTTCTGTCAATTATCTCTTCAAAAAAGTTTTCTTTCATTGTATGGTCAATAGCTAATTCTTCTGAAATTTCTATTGACTGTTTGTATTCCAATTGCATGTGTAAATCTAATTCCTCTTTTGATTCAGGTATTTGTTCAACCGGCATATTTCCAACATCAATTCCTAATTTTTCTTTGGCAGCAATTATAAAGTCTTTAGTATTTTGATCGTCTTCAATTCTTCTTCTATAAGCAATTCGTTCGTTAGTAGATAAAACATCTATTGCGGTTGCTCGTATAGAATAACCTCTGTCGCACATTCCGTTAACTATAATATTTACATTTTTTGGAATAATACTAATTGGCTTAGTAGAAAGATTTAAGAAAGATTTATCTCCATCTGAAGTAAATGATTCTTTATATTTGTCCATAGATTGCAATCCTTTTGCATACAGCCTACGTTCTATAAATTCATTACGTTGTGTAAAAAACTTAGACATTGAGTTATCGGTAATATTTTTTCCGTAAAACCAATCACTAACAATCGTTTGCGCCAATCTTAATCCCCAAGCTTTCTTTTTTTTATTTTCAAAAGAATCTAATTGGCTAGGAAACATTATAGTTGGAGAAATCTCTAAAGTCTTATTTTGGTTATCCATTGGTTACTAAATATTTGTAACAAAGATAATAAAAAATGGTAGTGTTTTATAATTTACTATTTTTTTATATTTAATACGTTCTAATCTTAAATTGAATTGGTTGTTTTGTAGGTAATTGCGCTTTGTATGATTTTCTGTTAACACCCATCAATGCATACCCCGAAGCAATAGATATATCAAAGTCTGTACGTTTTCCGATGTTAAATCCCGCCCAATCTCTTAAAGTTCTATTAAACGGCATTGAACCGATTTCATTTTCTTCTCGCACTAGATATAAATCATCTCCTTGCTCATAAAAACCAACGTATTTGTTTATGTAGGCTTCTATTGCAGATGCATGCATAGATATTACGTCTGCACTATTTGAAGGCACTCCACCAAGCAATTTTTCTGTTGGAGAAAGTCTGTTAGTTTCTTTGTCAAACCTGCTAAGTGAAAACCCTCTATACCCTCTATTTTTAAAGTGGTAAAGCATTCTAGCCTTATTACTTTCTATCAACATAGGCATTCCGTAAAAGACACAGCACATTAAAGCATCTTCAAAAAATATCTCTGCCGATTGTGGTCTTGCTATGTATTCTAAAAAGAAGAAATTACTAGGAATATTTTTCATTGAAAAACTAGTAACTCCACTAATTGCACCTTTTGAACCTAAATTATATTCAGAACCATTTTCAGTATTTTCTAATTTACTTCCCGCTGTAGAATCAATATCGTAAGTATCTGCTCCAAAACAACCTACATCTTCGTTTATAGGATGCTTACTTCTACCACCAAAAATGTTATTTTTTTCAATCCATTTATTTTGCATTTCCTTTGGAGGTAACCAAGATATTAAAAATCTACCTTTTGGACTTGGTCGCCAAACAACTAAAGTATCTTTAATTCCACCTTCCCATTCAAAATTACCTCGAACTATTGTGTCTTCTATATTTCCGCTGTCGTTGTAAGAAACTTGATCGTTTATCTTTTCTAAGTTAAATAAACTTCCTTTACTTTCATCTCTAAAGGCTTCTTCTATGGTCATAGGAAAAGCTCGTAATTCTTCATTGTAAAGAATATCAGATTGTTTCCTTTTTGAACGTCTTTTGTTTTCTAAAAACTGAATTGAACCTTCGTATATTTTATCTCCATAAACATTTATAAAATAATCACCAGGAATAACTACTGTATGACAAACACCATATCTGTCTGTAAATAATTCCATATTTAGATGTGCCGGAAGAAAGTATGCGTATAATCCTGTTGCAGTTCTTTTAGTGTGTACATCTCGCTTAGAAACAATTGAGCCTTTATACATTTTTAAGAAAGCTAATCCACCTGACTTCATTGGGTTTACGGTACTTCCTACATATATTTTACCCACAATTCTTCCTCCATTTTCTACAGTTGGAGATACCCTACCCCAATAAGTTTCTAAAGAAAATGGCGGTAATGGCTTTGATGCTTCATCAACTAACAAGCGTTTCATTTTTTGTCCATCATAAGCGGATTCAGTAGTAGTTTTCCAATTCATTAGTGTATTAAGATAATCATCTGTATTGTTATCTTTTTTCTTTTTTGATATTTTGGTTGAATCAGAAGGTTTTGAAAACTCAACTTCGGTTTTGCTATCTATTTTTCCTTTAACAACAGGAATAAAAAAGAACGGTAAATTCTGAATACCATAAGTCATTTTAAGAAATGCTTCTTGTGCATCATCTCCCGTTTTAGATATTATACCGAATTTTGAATTTGACATACTTGTTCCGTCATTTATCATCTCACAAATAATTTGGTATGTAAATCCTGTTCTACGGGATTTTACAAAAAATTCGCCCAAACATCTTTTGTCAAGTACGCAAGCTTTTGTAAAGTAAAACATATTTAATTGTGCGTATCTAAAATCCATATACGAACCATCGTCAAGCATTTTTACGTGCTGTAAAGCCATATAATGAGCAGGAGTTAGGTAAACTACTTCTCCTTTATTCATAAAAAATATTCCTTCCCTTCTTCGTCTAAATTCATTCATAATGAACTCATAGTACATATCTTCGTTCTCAAGAGTTAGTCCTGATGGCAATTCAATTCTTCTCCAATATTGTTCTTCTATTGGTAAATTACTAAATAAAATATCTTCTTTGTTTTTTGGAGGAATTGGCAATGTAATGTTAAGTCCGTCAAGCGTTATCATATTACCCTTAGTTCCAAAAGGGCAAAGAATTACGCTATCTTTTTTCTCATCATAC